AAAATAATAATTTAAAAATAATAAGCTTTGAAGAATTAAAGAATATTTCAAAGGGTAGCGTGGTTGAATTACCTCCATTTGCAGAAGGTCAGTCCTTTGTAGCAAGATTAAAAAGACCGTCAATGTTTGTGTTGGCAAAAGAAGGAAAGATTCCTAATTCATTGTTAACACAAGCAAATAGTCTTTTTGAAAATGGGGTTGCAAATAGTTTTGATTCTTTAGATGAAGATATGCTAAAAAAATGTTTTGATATTTTTGACGTTATTTGCGAGGCTTCATTTGTAGAGCCTACGTATAGTGAAATAAAGGAGGCAGGAATTGAGTTGACAGATGAACAATATATGTTTGTGTTTGGATATGCACAGAACGGTGTTCGTCAGCTCGAGTCCTTTCGTAAGTAGCGGAGAAGTATTAAGATTAATAGGAATTTATAAAACGCTGGATATGCATTGTAGACCTTCAGAATTGTTGGAAATAGAAGATGCATATACAGCGTTTTGTTTTGACGAAGCATGTGCATATATTATGCAAAAGTTAAAAGATGGTGAAAAACCAATACGAAAAATTGAAAATAAAACAAGTAAAACGTATTCAAAGCCGTCAGATTTTTATAACAAATTTGATGTTTAAAGGTGGTGATGATAATGGCTGTCGATGTAGGTACAGCACTAGCATATTTAGACTTAGATACTTCAAAATTTACATCAGGGTTATCTACAGCTCAATCAAGTTTATCAGCTTTTGTCGACAGTTCATTGTCTGTCAGTGATAGAATTACAGCTTTAGGTACAGCATTTACGACTATGGGTTCAACTTTAACAAAGACGGTAACTCTTCCTATAGTTGCAGTTGGTACAGCGGCAGTTGCAACAGCTAGTGAGTTTGATACTTCAATGTCAAAAGTTAAAGCAATTTCTGGAGCAACTTCAGATGAAATGAAGATTTTAAATGATAAAGCTATAGAGATGGGAGCAAGCACAAAATTTAGTGCTAAAGAAAGTGCAGATGCTTTTACATATATGGCTATGGCCGGATGGGATGCCGAACAAATGGTTGATGGTATTTCAGGAATTATGAGTTTAGCGGCGGCGGATGGATTAGATTTAGCAACAACTTCGGACATTGTAACAGATGCTTTGACAGCTTTTGGTTTGCAAGCAAGTGACAGCTCACATTTTGCGGATGTTTTAGCGACAGCCTCTTCAAGTGCAAATACAAATGTTTCGATGTTAGGCGAAAGCTTTCAATATGTAGCCCCAGTTGCTGGTTCTTTGGGAATGTCAGTTGAGGATGTTTCAGTTGCTCTAGGTTTAATGGCTAACAATGGTATCAAAGGTTCTCAGGCGGGTACAGCTTTAAGGACAGCTTTAACAAACATGGTAAAGCCTACGGATGCAATGCAAGGTGTAATGGAAGAACTAAATATTGAAGTAGCAAATAGCGATGGTTCGATGAAATCTTTAAGTGAGATTATGGACATATTGCGAGATAGATTTGGTGATTTGACAGAAGAAGAACAGGCAAATAAAGCGGCGACATTGTTTGGCAAAGAAGCTATGTCAGCAATGTTGGCAATTATTAATACATCAGAAGACGATTATAATAAATTGGCGGATGCGATTGCAAATGCGGACGGCAAAGCGGATGAGATGTCGAATACAATGCTAGATAATTTAAGCGGTTCAATTACTTTGTTAAAATCAGCTTTGGAAAGTTTAATGATTAAACTTGGGGAAGCTTTGGTTCCTACAATAAAGCAAGTTACAGAATTTATTACAAAACTAATCGAGAAGCTAAATAGTTTAAGTGATGAGCAAATACAACAGATTGTTAAAATTGCGGCGATAGTAGCGGCAGTTGGGCCAGTGCTTATTGTTGTTGGTAAGATAATAACAGCGGTTGGAACAGTAGTTAGTGTAATTACAAAAGTAGCAATAGCTGTATCGGCTTTAAATCCAACAACATTGGCGGCTATAGCAGTTATAGGAATGTTAATTACAACGATTGTTCTTGTTGTTAAATATTGGGATACGATAAAAGAGAAAATAACAGAAATAGGAGAAACTATCAAAACGCAATTTAACAAATTTAAAGAGTTTTGTGGTAAAATATTAGATAATCTTAGTGAAGTTATCTCTGGATTAAAAGAAAAGCTTGTTAATTTTGTAGAGGAAACAATTCCCAATTGGATTAACAGTGTAATTGAATGGTTTGAACAATTGCCTGGAAAAATTGAAGAGAAATTTGAAGAATTAAAGCAAGCAATTATTGATAAATTTATGCAAATACTCAATTCAATTATTGAAAAATTTGAAGAATTAAAGCAGTCAGTTGTAGATAAATTCGAAAGTTTAAAGCAGTCAGTTGTTAATAAGTTTAATGATATTTTAAATTCAATTGTTGAATGGAAGAATAACATGATTGCAAGGGCGAAAGAAACTGGTACTAATTTTGTAAATGCAATACAGCAATTTTTCGATGAATTACCATATAAATTAGGCTATGCTATAGGTTATGCTTTACAAACTGTTATTAATTGGAAAGACGATATGATTGCAAAAGCTAAAGAGACTGGTACTAATTTTGTAAATGCTTTGGTTGAATTTTTTACAGAATTACCGGGAAGAATATACGATTTTATTACAACGACATATAATAATATTGCTGATTGGGGTAAAAATACAGTTGATAAAGCGGAAGAAGTCGGTAAAAGCTTTCTTGATATAATAGTTGAATTTTTTACGGAGTTACCGGGAAAGATTTATGACTTTATTACAACGGCTTATAACCATGTTGTTGATTGGGCCACAAATATGTGGAATAAAGCTGTCGAAACTGGCACGAATTTTATCAATGCTTTGGTAGGATATTTTACAACATTGCCTGGGAAAATATATAATTTTATTACAACAGCTTACAATCATGTTATAACATGGGCTACAAACATGTGGAACAAAGCGAAAGAGACAGGAAATAATTTTGTTAATGCTATAGTCGAATATTTCACAACATTGCCTGGAAAGATTTACGATTTTATAACAAAAGCTTTTAATTATGTTAAAGATTGGGCTACTGATATGTGGAACAAAGCAAAAGAAGTAGGTAAGAATTTTTTAGATACAATTGTTGATTTTTTTTCAAAATTGCCAGGAAAAGCAAAAGAAAAACTTGATGAAATGGTTGAAGCAGTTTTAAAATTTAAAGATGCTTTTTTCGATGCAGGAAAAGCAATTTTAAACAGTTTGTGGGACGGATTGAAAGAAATATGGAATGGTATTGTTAGTTGGTTTGAAGGTGTGAAAGACAAAGTAGCAAGTTTTGTTCAAGGAATTAAAGACGGAATGAGTAGTGCTTCAAGTTCGACAAATGGTTCTCATGCAAACGGTTTAGATTATGTTCCATATAATGGCTATGTTGCAGAATTACATCAAGGTGAACGTGTTCTTACTAAAAGTGAAAATGAACAATATAACAGTGGAAATTCTTCCGGCGGTGATACTTATATATTTTATTCATATGAAAAATTAGATGAATATGAAACAGCAAAACAAATGAAAAGGGCTAAGAAACAATTGGAGCTTGATTTTGTCTAAGGAGTGTGAACGCAAAATGATTGATAGTTTTTTTTTAAAAAATATGGAAACGGGGCAAAAGATAACTTTTGGACAAGATGTTGATTCAGATTGTTTATTTAATGACGGTGATATTGATTGGGGAACAGTTGGGGTGTCGCACGATACTTTTAGTTTTCCCAATCAAACCGGAGTATCTATTTCGTCAACACAAATAAAAGATAGGGATGTTACAATAAACGCTTATGTTTATTATATTCCCAATGAAAATGAAAAAGCAAAATATAAAGATGCAATAAATGATTATATATATCAAATGATATTGCAGAAAAAGAAAATTTTAAACAAGTTTATAAATCCTAATCAAATAATAAGGATTGTTATTGATGATTATTATATCGAAGGAAAGCCTTCAAGCACTGTAAAATGGAGTACAAAATATAAAGAGAATAATACAGCTTTTTGTAAGTTTCAAATTTCTTTGTATTGTAGTAATCCTACATTTGTTTCAGATTTGGAAATAGTTACAATGTCAGGAAGCTTGCCGAGCTTTAAATTCCCGCTTATTATTCCAGAAAAAGGAATAATTCTTGGTGAAAGAATTAATTATCATACGTATGCAATATTAAATGAAGGGGATGTGTCAATAGGTGCAGTATTTAAGATTAAGTCAAACGGAGTTGTTAAAGGGTTAAAAGTTGAAAATGTTACAGCAGGTGAATACTTTAAAATTGATAAAACATTGCAGAAAGACGAAGAAATAATTGTTGATACAAGCTTCAGCGAAGCAAGGTCAATATATGGTTATATTGACGGTGAGGAGATTAATTATTTTAAGTATTGGGATTATGAAGGGAATTGGTTGCAATTTCCAATCGGTCAATCTTATATTACTTATTCGCTAGATGAAGGGGATGTGCAAAGCGTAGATTTTTCGATTGAATTAAAATTAGTCAAGTTTGATATCGAAGGAGAGTAACAGCATGATACTAGAAATATTTGATGCAAATAGAGAACGTGTTGGGATGATTAATCAATATAAATACGCAAGCTATACAAATAAGTTTAACGGCATAGGAACATTTGAGATTAAAATCCCGGTAGTTGACAAATCAGTAGCTTTGTTAGTAAAAGGTAATTATATTTTGTTTGATGAAGGCATTATGGGAATAATAACAAAAAGAAATAAAATTAGTTCTGATTCTGAGGAAATAACAATAAATGGTTATATAGTTAGTTATTTATTGACTTATAGAGTTATTCCAAAAACTCAGGAATATTATGGTACAGTTGAGGAAATAACGGAACAAATGATTAATAATAATTTTATTTCTCCTTCAGATAAAAGAAGAATAATAAGTTATATTGTAGTTAATAACAAAGCAGGAAAAGGAACAAAGCGAAGAATTCAAAAAACAGGGGATGACGTCGAAAGTGCAATTGAAACTGTTTTATCTTTGGAAAATAAGGGATTTTATTTTAAACCAATAATTTCAAAATACGATGAGGATTTGGGAGTTCTTACAAACATTGCAAATTTTGAGTTTGGTGTGATAGTGCCAACAGACAGAAGCTTTAACAATGCAGAGGGAAATAATCCTATTGTATTTTCTGTTGAATTAAAAAATTTGGAAGAAATTGAATTTGACGAAGATGGAAGCGATTATAAAAATGTGGCAGTTGTAGCAGGTTCTGATGAAGGTGAAAATCGTATAATTTTAGAAGTTGGCAATGTGAATGTATCAGGCATTGAAAGAGTTGAAATGTATGTTGATGCAAGGGATTTAAGCAATACTCAAATTAATGATAATGGCGAAGAAGTTAAAATATCGGACGAAGATTACAATGAATTATTACAGTCTCGTGGTGAGGAAGCTCTAAAAGAATGTGAAGTAACAATCGACGTTGAGGGGAAAGTAATTACAAAAGGAAAGCTTGCAAACTCTTATGGAACTGAATATTTCCTTGGCGATTATGTATCGATAATTGATAGTTCTTTGGGATATGTTGTAAATGCTCAGATAACAGCGTTTAAAAAAACAATAAGCGACAGCGTGGAAAATATAGACTTTACTTTTGGATATGAAAAACAAAGTTTAAGAAGAATTTTGAAAAAGAAAGGTGTGGTATAAATGGCGGAAACAAGTGGTTTTTTTGAAGCAAAAATGGATGGTGAGACAGGGGAATATGATAGGATATATTATGCGGAACAATTTGCGAATTATTTTAAATTGTTTGTAGTTAATGGAGTTTTTGCTAGTTCAGATAATCCTTTGTTAGTAGAAGCAAGTTCAGGAATGAATATAACTGTTAATCCTGGATGGGCATTTATTGAAGGATATTGGTATAATAATAGTTCAGATTTAATGCTTACAGTTCCCGTTAATATTTCATCTGTAGATAGGGAAGATATTGTGGCAATTAGGTTAGATAATGTTTCAAGGCAAGTGAGTATTGTGTATTTGGAAAGTGAAACAGAAGCAAGAAGAGATGGAAGTTATTATGATTTAA